GAACTTATTTTTATTGTTCTACCAAATTTGATAGATACCGAATAACACCCAACTGATGCTTGGTCAACAAGATATAAAGCCACTTAATTCTCCAAAAGATAAACTAACCATAATAGTAAGTAGTTTATTGAAAATATGAAAATAGGGGGTGGAGATTTCTCTCACACCCCCCATCTTCTAGGGTTAGGTAACTATAACTTACCCTAAGGATTAGATCAGAGACTGACCTGGTTAACAACGCTGACTTCGTAGTTACGAGTAAGTCTAACGTTCTTAGCAACTGTGATTCCCTCACCGTCACCGAGCATTACAATGTCATAACGCTCTTTCATCTTCATCTGACGAATGTCACGGCTTGGATCAGCAAACTGATCTGTGCTCATGTCATCCTTGACGAGGATGGTGCCAACTTCATTGCGGTCGATCAAGAAAATGTCAGACTTAGCGGCTGCAGATTCTGTCTTTGCGGTGAAGCTAACGAATGGTGATACGATTACGTTCAAGCCCAAAGGAGCTGTTGCGTTTAGCGCACCACTTGGTGAATCTGGACGGTAGCCCCAGCTTGTATTAACAGCTGCTGCTGAACCACCAGTGTGGAAGATTGCATCCTTAAGGAACACTGCCCACATAAGTGGGTGGAGGATGAAGTCTGTTGGGACATGGTTTTCAGCCATCAAAGCTGCAGCCATATCTAAAACGTCATCCCAGTGAAGAGTAAGGTTCGCCGCACCATCGATGCCACGACCTGTTGTGTCTGCATAGCTACCGCTATCATTGTCAAACACAATTGTCGAAGCATCTTTGAAACGCTGAAGGGCGATTTGCTCCTTCAAACGAGCCATTGCTCTACCTGCAGCGCGGACGTGAAGACCTACGATATCCCAGAGTGAGTCAGAGATGACTTCTTCTGTAAAGGAGAGCTTAACGCCCTTCTTGGATACTTTGCCTTCAATCTGCTTTGCAAAGGCGAGTGCCTGCTCTGGGTACTCTTGACCCTCAGGAATCTCTGCTGCTTGGATAGCATTGACTGCTGGGAACTCGAGTGAACGGCCCTTACCTAGGCGCACTGTTGAGAGCAATGGAGTCACTAGTAACTGTGGCTCAGCTGCTTCTCTTAGTGTACGTGAAATAACCTTTGGGAAAAGTGCTGCTGCATCTGGTGATGCAAAAGCTTCCTTAATGGTTACTCTATTATTTTCGTCGATGTGCCCGTCCTCGGTTAATGCATTCTCCCAAGCTGGGAGACCCGAGAGGAGCTCTTGGATTGTCTTACTCATCTTAGGAATATTCCTCCTGTTTATTTTCTAAAGTGTTAGATTGACGCGGAATGCACCAACCACATTATTGACGTCCAGATTAGAACGTATACCCAACTTACCTGAGTATGTACCCGAGCGGGTAAGCTCGTATACGGTCTTCAGGGCACCTGGATCTGATGGCAACTGCATGTAGGAAAGGAGGCCATCATCAAAGTTTGTAGCAAACTTCTCAACCTCAATAACTTTACCTACTACTGTCCATGGGTATGCGCCAGCTGCACCTGTTGTTGATGCAATTGCTACTGGACGACCCATGTGGTCTGCCTTAATTAATGAACCAACAGTTACGTCATCATTGATGGCGCTTACCATTGGGTACTCAACGTATCCATGAGTAATGAATCCTGCACCTTGTGAAGTGCCCTTGTCAAATGGACGATAGAGGTCGTACTGAGCACAGCCGATTGGAACAGAGTATGCACCAACTGTTACTGTGTCTGTTGCGCCTGAGCTATATGATGGTGTTGCACCATTTAGTGGGTCCCAGGTTGATGGCATTGTATCGCCCCAAGTTACGCTTGAACCTGTTCCGTTTGCAGGAACCATTCTTGCATCACCATTTGAATCTGCAACTACCGAAAGGATTGTTCCTTTTGGAATTACAATTTCAAAACGGTTATCTTCTGAATCCAAATACCATGTTGGCAATCCAACTGATGGAAGTATGTAGGCAGCTGGTGCAATACCAGGTGAAACTACAAAACGACCAGCACCTGTTTTGGTGCCAACTTTACGAAATTTAGCTAAAGACATTTAATTTCTCCTTAAAGTTGTATATTAAAGTTTACGACGACCCATGAAGGCATCTACGAAAAGTTGTTCAACGGTAGTTACTTTTGTCTCTTCAACTTCCTCTTCTTGCTTGTCTGAGAATATTACATTCTCTTCATTTTCGACAGCAATCTCTGGATTGATCTCTGGCATATTAACATGCTTTGTCTTTGCGACAGGCATGGTTGCCAAATCTCTTAAAGAATCAGCCAATGAAGATGCTGTTCTTTTTGAGTGATCAGCAATAAGTTCTTCTCTAGCTTCATATGACTCTAGTCCGTTTGCAATTTTTGCGTCTACAACTCTTTCAACAAGAGTTCTATGCAATGCATTCTTGAGCTTCTGGTTTTCTTCTTCGAGAGACTGAAGCTTACTTGCTGCGTCATTAACATCTTGCTCAGAGGCCTGCTCATCGGCTTTTGTTGTGCCAGTGAGGTCTGTTGCTGACTCTTCAGTCTTCTCAATTTCTTCAGGAGCTGCAGTCTCTGATGAATCAACAGCACTAGTCTGTTCTTCTTCTGATTCTGTAACTACTTCAGATTCTTTGTTGATATTCCAAGATTCTTTTGCTGGCTCCATGCCTTCTTCTTTCAAAGAAGCTCTAAGTTGCCATGCCCACTTCTTGTGCATATCATCGCGTTCTGCAAGGAAGTTTGCAATTCCTTGTTCATTTGCTGCATTAGCCTCTGCAAATGCAGCCATTACTGATGCGTTGAGACTATTATTCTTCTCTAGGAGAGTTGAAGCTAATCCCATTGCCTCAGTCAAATCTGAATCATCCTTAAATGATGCATTCATGACTGATTCTGTCAAAGTTGCTGGGAAAGCCTGAAGCTTTCTCATGTTTTCAGCGATGCCATCAAGTGATCCAAGTGCATCTTCATAGATACCAGCAAACAACTCATGATACTGAGCGAAATCATCGCCCTCTACATTCCAGTGTGCTCTTTGAGCTGCGTAGTAAAATACTACTGTATCATTCAAAACTTTTTGAAGTGCCCCTACAACACCGGATGGAGCTGCCTCTTCCAAGGAGGCTTCTTCAGTTGCTACACTTGTATCAACTACATCTGATGCTTCATCTGTGGTTGTTGCTGCAGCTGCTTCTGAAAGGTCCTGACTAAGCTCTTCAACAGTAGCCAAAATGTCCTCATTCTTGACTTCGTCGTTCATGTTTAATTTCTCCTCAAGAATATCTTCTTCACGATTCTCATTAGATAGTAATGAATCGTTAGTGTAATTGTAATTTTCGCTTTCCTGGACTGCATATGCCGTCAAGAAAGCCCCCTTCAGATGCAAGTAAAGTGGTTTTGATTCTTTAGATTTAAGATCTTTTAATATAGATTTATGTTCTTCAACAGAATAAATATCTTCTTCGTTCATACTTAAAACAAATGCTGAACTTTTAGCGACCCAATCATCAGTGGAATTTTCTACCTTAACATCACCTTTATTGGCTTTTCTTACGCCAGACTTAGAATCTGCCGGTTGATTAACAAAAGAATATTCTTTAAAAGAAATATCCTGCATATCTACAAACGCTAGTTTGCCTTTGTAAACTTGACCCCTCTTAAACTTTGCAAGTCTTGGCTTACCATCAGAAGACTCTGCTGCAAGATCCTCACCGGTAATTGAGCATATTGCTTTTCCTGCTCTACCGCCAACTGAACCAGTTAAATATCTCTTATCAAGCACTTTTTGTACTGCAACAGGATCTGTGATTGCAACCTGCAAACGCACGAATGCTGAGCCATCTTCTTCTTTGTCCATTTTAGCGGCCATTACTCTGCCAATAGGCTCTGAATTTAAATCGTGATTAAGAATAATTGGCTTGGGATATGGCTCAACCCATGACTGAAGAGCGGATTCCAATGCTTCAGCTGAATAGTTATTGTAGTTAGCGGTTAGTCCGTTCGTGGATTGCAGCTACTTCAATTATTAAACCTTTGTTTAAATCTTCTGATTCAGAGAAGCTAAAATCAACATCAGAAAAATCTGGAAGTTGAACCTTGAAGGTCTCCACGAAATTAAAGGCCATTTATATCTCCATTTTTAAGAACTATACGTATAGTAAATTTGTTTTTATAACAT